GCATAAAGCAGTGGATCGAAAGGTGGAGGAGACATGTCGCGCATGCCGGAAATGTGAAGCCAGGCATCCAGCAGAACAGGGCCAAGAAACTTCTTTCCGATGTAGTCGGCAACATTGTCTGTGCGGTTGGCAAACCGAAGACGTTTCTTGACGGCTGTGAGGAAAGTAACTTTGTCTGTTGTCGTTTGACGTGGAAACATCTGTTCGATGCCTCGGTATCCGGCGCGACCGGAAAAGACGTTGGCGTCATCAAATTGTTTGGATTGAGTGTTCTGGACAAAGACTTCGCGATCCTCGCGGATTGGAAGGGTTCCCCAATTTTCGAAAATGCGCTCAGGATTCTCGGGAGGCATGTGAGTGTCAGGACCGGGGGAAGGATCGGCGGGCCACGACTTGGAGACAGGCAAGTCTTCCTGATTGTCAGACAACAGCACCTGAAGAGCATCGGACCCGCGGTCAGGAAGTGGAGAACCACCAGTGGCCGAAGTCTTGCGGTCCATACGAAGGCCACGACGAAGCTCGGTGAGCAATTCCAGAAAGGCAGCTGAACGGGTGGGATCGAAGATTGGAGCTGTGGCAGGGTTCACACTAGCTGTGCGTTGAGTGGAAACGTTGGGTCCCAAAATGACATAAACTCCAATGCGGGCGCGACCGAAAGCAGAGCGTATCAAACCAGGGTTGACGACAGTGGCGGCGGCTGAACCCAGAGAAATTTGGACATAGTCGAAGCGCTTGCCCTGCGCACCCGAAAAGGTGTAGGCCTCGCAACCCAGATCCGAGTACAGTCTAACCTCGGCATCGCTGGCGCAAAGAACTGGGTTGCCATGTACAGTGTCAATAGTCCTGACAGTTCTGACAAAACCTTCTTCTTTCGAAAAAGTGTTGATGCCGAACATTTTGGCAACTGCTCGAGGAACGGTGAAGGAATAGTCCAGGTAGCGAGTGGCGAAGTTCTTGAAGTAGAGGCACTCTGGTTCAAGGGCTCTGATCTTCGCCTCCGGATGAGGCTCGTGGAAATTTCCCTGACAGACATCGCCGACAAGAATGACGGCGCTGCAAGAAGGGTTCATTGCAAGGTAGGTGTCAACGTAGCCAGGGGGAATTTGGGAAACTTCATCAATGATCAGAAGTTGACATGTGTGAGTGAGAGCGACTTCGAAGGTGCTGACACGCCATTTGTTCTTATCATCGAGGTTTGTGACCGCCAACCAATCCTTGCGTTGTTCAGTACGAGGAACGGCAATGCACACTGACAGGCCGGACAAAGCATTTGAGTCGGACAAACTCTTGACATATTGCTGAATGGGGCTTGACTTGGCGCAACCAATATCTCCTAGACGAACGGAAATGAAGACCGTGCGGGGTTTGCAGTTGTCGAGAGTGGCGTCCAGAGATTGAGTGAAACCCTTATCCAATTGCTTTCCCTCCCAGCTGCGGAGGGTGCCAGTAAAACCGTTCTTCAAATCAGAGGTGTAAGGCTTGGCGCGAGAGGGAGTGGTTTTGTACTCAAAGAAATTCTCACAACCGGAGGAGTTGTGGGCATCACGGAAGGCCAGGGCTTGTCGAGCGTACTTGGGCAAATTCAGGACGCCCCTTGGACCCGGCTGGGCACGCTTTGGAGCGGAATACCTGCCGGGCTTCGAGCGTTGATCCTCAGCATACCAATGGCCGGGTCGGTAGTAAATGCGGATGGTGTCGAAAGGAATTTTGGATTGGTCTGGATTGGAGAACCCAACTACGCGAGGATGGCCGTCAGGAATTTCGCCACGGCACTCAACCTTAATTCGGTACTCATAGCAAAGAGCAACGAGGCATTCAGTGGTGAGACCAATCTCCCGGACCTCAGTG